CCAGCATTACCAGAACGATTACCACCTCCAAGGCCACCTCTTGCATTTGATCTAGCTTGACCCTGCGTTGCCATTCCAGCTCCCTTTGCATCTGCTCCGCTAGTTCTAAGTCCCTTTCATGCTCTTGTTCCAACCGGAACAGCGTCTGCTCAAAGTCTGCCCAAAATCCTCCAGGCAACCCCAACTCGTAGATGATCATGTTGCGAAGCTGCTCATACTGCTGCTTCAGCTCCATCTTGCGAGCCACCTCCTCAAACGCCAGAACCTGCAAGGACTTGTCCTTGGGTGGGTTCTTTTTGACCTCTAGCTCCGCCTTCTTCAGCGTCTGCGTGTGCTCAAGTACCTTGCCAACATGGTGGGTTACTTGGCTCGTCAGGTCTGCTACTTCTTTACCAGCTGCTTGAGCTTCCTTGACCAGCGCACACAACTTTCTGACACCAGAGATAGCGCCAGAGACCATCGTGAACGCAGTGACAGGATCAATTTCAGCCTCCGAAGATGATCGTGCCGTTTTCCCAATCCGCAGCCGGAACCCAGTTGCCAAACATCCAGCAGATGCGCGGGGTAGAACCCAAGACAGCTGTTGTGTACTGGTAATTTTCTGAGGTCAAATAACAGTAGAGGTCGCCCACGTTAACCGGATACTCGATGCCGTTAATTTGCTGCGCTCCACCGGACTCCGATGCTTGCGTCACAATGAACGCCCAAAGCTGGGCGGCACCTGTGTTTGAGTTGGGCGATGCCCGGTACGAAGAAATATCCGAACCCGTCGGCATGTAGTTGGTGACAATCGCATCTGACCCTTGGCCATCAATAATGGGGTATGCCGACACACCGCAATATGCGCGAACGCGAGTGGCTAAATCTAGCACGCCTTGCGGGTAATTGTACAAAGCTGTGTCCAGCCGAGACGTGTATCTAAGCGTCGTGTTTTGGCCAAGCGTCATCTGCCCATTGTCGTGACCATACTGCGTCACCCCATTAAGCTGGGCACACTCTTCAGGCGTCAAAAAATTGGGTGCAATTTCGTAGCGCATCATGCAACCCCTGAGACAACGGCAAGCTCGTCTGTCGTCATTGGGTAAAAATTGCCCATCGACAAATCTACGCTTACCGGCAAGGAGGCAGGGTCCACAATATCTTCTACCCGCTCACCATCACGCAACGCGTGAATACAGTGGACAACCGTTTCATCCTCAAGTGCAAGCAGCTCGTGCTCGACGCCCGCTTTAATGAAAATATGGTGCGGGGCAGTAAAATCAGTAGACTTTCCCAGCGCAGTCAAGCGAAGCTTCCCCGTAGCCAGCAGCGTCAGATGATCAAAGCAGTGGGAGTGTCCCTGCTCGGTATCGCCCGCCTTGATAAAACGCATCTGTTTCACAAACACGTTAGACACACAACTGATTTGCACGTGAGGTCTGTCCATGATTATCCAATCGTAGTCAAAGAAGTAAGCTTGTACCAGCCACGAGTTGCATCATCCCAATAGTATTCAGCACCGTCGGTTGGGTACGGAATGGGAGGCACCCACGCGCAGGAAGCTAAATCAAAAACAAAATAGTCGTACGCAGGCGGTGCGACAAAAGCGCCGTGCTCCCCACACTCAAAATGAAACTTGTATCCAATTCCAGCGTAATTAAATCTGAAATTGCTGTTGTAAGAAGTCTGTTTCCACGTTGTGCCAGGAATCAAATTTTGCAAAAAAGCAACACCTAAAGGCTCACTTTCTGGGAATGGTAAATTCTGAATGTCGTCATCCCCGACCACAAGCACTTGAGTAACGATATTATTTTCATCAAGTTGTGCAAAATGTGCCATATCAATTCACCGTAAAAGTGCCGGAGCTTGTGAATGTGTGGATGTAATATGTGCCATCGTTAGTTTGAGTGCCGCCGGAACATTTACCCGCGCCCAATGCAATGGGATAACGAATTAACACAATACCAGAGCCGCCAGAACCACCATTTTTTGAGTTGATGTATCCGGCGGCGCCGCCGCCGCTGCCAGTATTTACTGTGGCAGAAAATCCGTTTTCATTAAATCCGCCACCCGCGCCACCACCACCAGAACCACCCGCGCCACCACCACTACCAACCGATTTACCACCACCACCGCCACCCGCCCTTGTAGTGCCTGTAATAACGTCAGAAGCACCGGAACCACCCGCACCGGGAGTAGCAAGACTAGCAGAGTTACCGGGAGACCCCGCACCACCCCCACCTCCACCAGCACCGTAAGGATATTTACCGCCTGCATTACTACCATAACCACCCGAATTACCGCCCGTAGTGCCTGTGCCGGGCGCCCCTGTATATCCTTGAGTGTCTGAGCCGCCGCCACCAGAACCACCATTATTTCCGTTAACAACAGTGTAATTCTGCACCCTTGCGCCTCCGCCACCGCCAGTAGACGTAAGTCCGTTAAATGAAGAATCTGTACCGTTAGTTCCTTGTTGAGTACCAACTCCACCTGCGCCGCCACCACCAACAGTTACAGATATAGAGCCAGAACCAACTGTTGCCGTTGTGTATCGCAGAGCGCCCGCACCGCCACCGCCAGCGCCACCATATAATGACGTATTTGAACCACCCCCACCACCGCCACCCGCAATAACGGTGTAGCCAATAGTGATGGTGTTGGACTTGCCGCGCAAGTTGTTCATGCTGATGGTGCCCGACGGCACGCCAGCCAACGTACGCACGTTAGCTTGGTTCAGACTGATAGTTGTTGTCGATGGCAGTCCAAGTTCCGTATTAACTTGGGACATCGATATTGTCCCGGTTGGTAGCGTCATGCTCGCTCCTTACGGTGTGCCGTATGCAGTAACGTCAGCTGCCGACGTGATATTGCCAGATGAGTCCATTGATGCGACTGTCGTTGCGCCATACTTGAAAACAAGTTTACCGCCAGTCTCCGTAATTGTGAAGTTGGTGGTTGTCAAGTTAGACGAATTGGTAACCGCTGTCGATCCAATTGCGGAAACCAGCTGGTTTGCTGTGGCCGCCGTAAACGCCGAAGTGCCGTTGCCATAAGCAACGCCCGTCAAGGTTGTAACCCCTGTGCCACCAGAGCTAACACCTAGTGTTGCCGTCAAAGCAGCTACGTCAATGGTGTAAAAGTTTGTGCCGTTACTGAACACAAACATTCTCTTGCCTGCAAGTATCGTAACGCCTGTGCCAGCCGGAGTCGTGTTGCCAAGCACCGAGCTGTTGTAGATCGTCATGCTCTGGGAACTGTTGTTCCAGATCACATACTGCTTGGCGTTGGGCGGAGCGTAGATGTTGAACGCGGAGCCAAGGGCTGTGGTGAATGCCAGTGAGGCGTAGATTGCCTGGTTGGCGGATGCCGTTGCTGTAGACCCGCTGACATAGGTAAGCGCCTGATCTGCGCTGGCCACCGCCACGGTCTGGAAACCGGTAATAGATGGGTCAATAACGTATGCCCACGTATCGTTGGTCGTTGTGCCCCAAGTGCCTGCTTGGGCACCGTTGGCGATCAGTTCAATTCTCAGGTCGGGAGAGTAAGTAGACATGTTGTGTCCTTATCGAAAACGGGGGCCTCTCAGCCACATTGTTGCCGATTTACGCACTCCTGACGTAACCGGCACCACACGATGCTCCAAAAACGATGGAAACGCAATCACTGACCCCTTGACCAGCGGAGCGGTGTACTCGGAATATAGCCGAATCTGGAACTCTCCGCCAGTAAATTCAGCAGGATCGTTCAGCAGGCAGACCACCGTCATCTTTCGGTCCATGGGCAGCCCTGACAGAGGGAAAACATCTACGTGCCAATGGTAATGCTGCTCCGGCCCGTACTCGGCAAACTGAATGTTCTCGTTGTCCGTGACGTGGAATTCCCACCGGCAAGCCTGGTTCCCAGCAAAAGCCACCTGGGTCAGGTAGTTGTCAAACCAATGATTAGGCCCGGCAAACCGGACGGTAGTGTTCCGGTGGACATGATCCTGAGTCTCCCCCTCAGTGCCCATGGTGGCGTCTTTGGCTGGCAAGGAAGAAAAGTCCTCTACCGCCTTATTGCAGATGTCTTCGGGCACAGTGCCCATATACCAGATGGGGAGGTGACTCAATTGCGTTCTTCCAGTTTCTTCTCAAGAGCCAAGATTCGCTGGGCCAACTTGACACAGGCAGCCAAGGCAGCGTTGCCGTACGCCACGCGCAACAACCCTTCGTCGTCAGCAGACACAGCCTCTGCCACCACATTGCTGAAAGACTGCGCCCCAACGCCAACCTGGCGCATGCCCGTATCCGTGCGCTTAAACGTACCGGACTTAGTAGACGCCAAACGCTCAATAAAGTCCTCTGGCAGCTCTTCCCAGTCTACTTTCAGGCGCTCGTCCGAATAGGCGGTAACGTTACCACCAGTAGCAAAGTCCCCGGTGCTGGCGTTGTAGGACAGCGCGGTAGCCGTTGTACGCACCCGTGGCGTATCGTTGGCCCCGGCAGAACCAGTAAACAGCAGGTAATAAGTTGCAGCGGTTGTCGTGTTTGTTGCGTTGATTACCGTGCTGGGGCCGGTAGGTCCGGTCGGACCCGTTGGGCCTGTAGGTCCCGTGGGACCGGTAGCGCCTCGTGCGCCAGAGGCTGTGATAGTCCAAGAACCAAACGTACCAGAGCCGCCGGTCAGCACCACGTTCACGGTCAGCGTTGTGCTGCTAAACGATGTAATGGGGCCTTCCATGTAACTGGATGTCGACGCGGTGGCGAAGATGCGGATGTACTGCCCAACCGCAAACGCCGTATCGATTGAGGCCACGTTGGTCGTGAATGACTTTGACCCCACACCAATCGCCACGAAGGACGTAGATGTCATGGCAGTGTAGCCAAGACCAGTTGGGCCGGTGGGGCCTGTGGGACCGGGAGATCCAGCAGGGCCCGTAGGGCCTGTCGGTCCAGTAGGTCCAGTAGGTCCGGTTGGGCCAGGAGAACCTGTAGCGCCGGTTGGGCCAGTAGGCCCCTCAGTGCCTGTAGGACCAGTCGGTCCCGTGGGACCAGTAGGGCCAGTGGGAATGGTGAAATCAAACACCGCAGCGCTTGACGAGCCGCTATTTACAACAGATGCCAGACCACCAGCAGGGCTGGTGGTTGTAGAACCAACAGCAATAGTTGCCGCCGTACCAGTTGGGCCAGTAGGTCCGGTTGGACCAGTGGGGCCTGAAACACCCACAGCCCATGTACCGTCACCACGCCAGAACGTAGAAGCCGATGCGCTCGTACCACTGTTTAGGTTGGTGACCGGCAAGTTGCCCGTGACCTGTGTGGCCAAGTCAACCGACACCGTAGTATTAGATGCGCTGGTAATCTGGCCTTGGGCATTGACCGCAATGGTTGGAATAAGTGCTGCACCGCCGTACGTAGTAGCG